TCACTGCAACAACGCGACGGAGACCAGAAGGTTGCCGAAATCGTCGAGCCGCGCCGACTGGCCGGGCTCGATGACGGTGGTGGAGTCGAACTGGGCGACGATGGCGGGGCCGTCGAAGGCGGCACCCTCGGGCAGGCGCTCGCGCCGGTAGATCGGGGTGACCTGCCAGCCGCCGTCCTCGAACCAGACATCGCGGGTGGTCTCCTGCGCATCCGCCACCGTGGCGGCGCGGTCGTTCGAGGCGGCGAGCTGGGCCAGCGGCACGGCTGGGCGATGGCCGAGCACGGCGGTGTGCAGGTTCACCAGCACCGGGCGGATCTCCGGCAGATCGACGGCGAAGCGCTCCCAATATGCGGCGGCGAACAGCCGGGCGAGGTCGTCCAGGCTGGGCGTGGCTGTATCGAGCGGCACCTGAAGGATGTGCGACTGCCCGAGGAACTGCATGTCGACGCTGCGGCGGATCTCCACGCTGGCCAGCGCCACACCCTCGGCGTTGAGAAGGGCGCGGCCCTCCGCTTCCTGCTCGGCGAACAGCGCGTGGACGCCGGCGATGTCGAGCGCCTCCAGCGGGGTGTTCAACGTGTTGACGAAGTCGTGGCGCAGGTCGGCGACGGCGCAGCCGATGGCATTGGTGATCCCCGGTCGGGCGGGCACCACGACGGTCGGTACCGCCAGCTCGCGGGCCAGCGCCGTCGCGTGCAGCGGGCCGGCCCCGCCGAAGGCGAACAGCACGAAGTCGCGCGGGTCGTGGCCCTTCGACAGCGACACCATGCGGATCGCGCCGGCCATCCGGTCGTTCGCCACCCGCAGGATCGCCGCCGCCGCCGCGTCCGCCGACAGACCCAGCGGGGCACCGACGGCCTCCACGATGCGGGCGCGGACGTCGTCGAGCGAGACCGGGTTGTCCACCGACAGCAGCCGCGCCGGGTCGAGCCGGCCGAGCACCAGATTGGCGTCGGTGATGGTCGGGCGGGTGCCGCCGCGGGCATAGCAGATCGGCCCGGGCACGGCCCCCGCACTCTCCGGGCCGACCTTGAGCAGGCCCGACGCGTCCACCGAGGCGATGGAGCCGCCGCCGGCGCCGATCGTGTGCACGTCGACCATCGGGACGTGGATCGGCATGCCGTATTCCAGGTCGAGCTCGCTGTGGATGCTGGGGATGCCGTCGATGATCAGCCCGACATCGGAGCTGGTGCCGCCCATGTCGTAGGTCAGCAGGTTGGCGAAACCGGCGGCCCGGGCGGTATAGGCCGCCGCCATCACGCCGGAGGCGGGGCCGGACATCACCGTGTTCACCGCCTGATCGGCGGCGCGCTCGGCCGAGATGGTGCCGCCATTGCCCTGCATGACCAGCAGGGTGCGGGTGTAGCCGCCGTCCTCGAGCCGGTCGGTCAGGCGCTTCAGGTAGCGGCGCAGGACCGGCTGGACCGTGGCGTTCACGGCGGCGGTGGTGCCGCGCTCGTACTCCCGGAACTCCGACAGGATCGCGGAGCCGGCGGTGACCTCGGCCTGCGGCCAGCGGGCGCGCACGATCTCCTCCGCCCGGCGCTCGTGGTCGGGATTGGCGTAGCTGTGCAGGAAGTGGATCACCACCGCCTCGCAGCCGGCATCCTTCAGGGCGTCGGCGGCGGCGGCCACGCCGGCCTCGTCCAGCGGAGTCAGCACCTCGCCGTCGGCGTCCATGCGCTCGGCCACCTCCAGGCGCAGCTCGCGCGGGATCAGCGGCTCGAAATGGCCGGTCAGGCCGTAGGAGGTCGGGCGGGTGCGCCGCCCCAGTTCCAGCACGTCGCGGAAGCCCTTGGTGGTGATCAGTCCGGTGCGGGCGACCTTGCGTTCTAGCAGGGCGTTGGTGGTGGTCGTCGTCCCGTGGACGATCTGGTCGAGGGTGGCGGTGTCGACGCCGGCCGCTTCGAGCGCCGCCATGACGCCGCCGGCCTGGTTGTCGAGGGTCGTGGGCACCTTGGCCAGTGCCAGCCCGCCGGGCAGGGCGGCATCCAGATAGACGAGATCCGTGAAGGTCCCGCCGACATCGACGCCGACGATGCGCGCCATGGGGCGTGTGCCGTTGCCGCTCACCGCGATCGACCTCCCTACGAGAAACTTGTTCGTATGCTAACGAATTGTGGCGGAGGCCGGAAGGGTCGAGTTGAGGATTTCGAGAGCGGTCACACCCGGCGGGCGAACCAGACCACGCGGCCGATGATCGACACCTCGTCGACCGTGCGCTCGTAGTCCTGATAGCGGGCATTGGCCGAGCGGATCAGCACCCGCGCCGGCTCGGTATTGGGCACCGGCTCGAGCTGCTTGGCGACCAGCCCCATGCCGTCGAACAGCACGAAGATGCCGGGCGGAGAGGGGGCCTTACGGGAGGTATCGACCAGGATCTTGTCGCCCGCCTCCAGGATCGGCTCCATGCTGTCGCCGTCGATGGAGATGATGCGCAGGTTGTCGGCGTCGGCATGCAGCTCGTGGTGCAGCCACGAGACCGGGAAGTACCAGTTCTCGCCGCGCTGCTCCTGATCCATCAGCGAGCCGCCGCCGGCCGAGGCGATGATGTGGACCTCGGGCACGGCGGCCACGGCCGGATCGTTGTCGATCGTCAGCGCCCTTGCATAGGTGACCGCCCGCCGGGTGGTCATCTCGGTGGCCTGGCGCGCGCCGGAGGACACCACCTTGGGCGGGGCGCCGTCGCGCAGCTCGCTCTCGTCCACGCCGAGATGGCCTGCCAGCAGATGGCGCACGTCCTCCGGCAGCTTCCGGGGCGTTCCCCGGTGCACGAACTGGTGCAGATAGGCGTGGTTCTTGCCACAGGCGATCGACGCCTTCTTCAGGTCCGTGGGCGGATCGCGGTGCGCGATCAGCTCGAGGACGCGGCGTCGCGTTGGATCGAGTTTCATGAGTTCGATCATATTCCGATTATACGCAGGTGTACAGAATAATTTTCCTATTGTATGCCTCAATGTGATGCCATAGGTTGATCTGTTCCTATTGTATGCAAATGATAGCGACTGGAGGCGATTCCCTATGACCAGTGCCGCGTCCTTCCCGACGTCCCGGACCCGACCGCAGGCGACCCCCGATCCCGTGCCCCTGTTGCTCAGAGAAGCGGCGGATACCCTGCGCCGCCTGCCCCGCGGCGTGGCGAAGCCGCGCCTGTCGAGCTGGCCCGAGGTGGTCCGCGACAGCGTCTCCCTGCTCGGCGCCGCGGACGGGGCGGGCCTGCGACCGCCGCCGCCCTCGCCCCAGGCGATCGACCGGATGGACCGGACGCTGGTCTGGCTGCTGTCCTGCGACGAGGAGGCCCGCCGGTTGGTCTGGGCGCGGGCGACCGGGATTTCCTGGCGCCGACTGGAGGACATGGACGGCCGCAGCCATGTGACCCTGCGCAAGATCGTCGCCCGCGGTCACGACCAGATCCGGGCTTTGCTGGCTGCGGACGATAAGAAAAAAGTGATCAATATGAAAAAACCGCTTTACACGGTTTAGAAAGGCGGCTAAAACTTCGCTCACGCTTGGAGCACTGCATCGTTGAACGCCTAAAGGCGCCGATGCCGCTCCACAGATCACGATATCCGTCAGACGGGCCGTCCCTCCAGGGGCGGCCCGTTTGCGTTTGCGACCGGAGGCCGCCATGCCCGCGCAGATTTGGACGCCCGCCCGCCGCGCCAAGTTCCTGAAGAAGCTCGCCGAAACCGGCAACGTGTCCGCGGCGGCCCGCGCCGCCAAGGCCTCGCGCTCCCGCGCCTATCAACTCAAGACCGAGGATGCCGGGTTCGCGGAGGAGTGGTCCGAGGCGCTGGAGATGGCGACCGACGCGCTGGATGCCGAGGCGCGCCGCCGCGCCATGGACGGGGTGGACACGCCGCGCTTCCACCAGGGCCAGATCGCCGGGACGGTGAAGAAGTATTCCGATTCTCTGCTGATGTTCCTGCTGCGGGCCCACCGGCCCGACCTCTATCGCGAGCGTACCGCTGCCGCCAACAGCAGACAGGACGACCATGACGATTCCGAAGACTATACCGGCGCCCGCGACGCCCTCGCCGACCGACTTGCGCGCCTTGATCCGGATGCGGGGGACGGGCCCGACGGCGGCACGGACCCTGCTGGAGGGGCTTACTGATCGGGATGCCGCCCACCTGCTGCACGACTGGCCGCTCTGGGCGCGGGCCAAGCAGCTTCCGCCGCCGGGCGACTGGCGGGTGTGGCTCATATTGGCCGGCCGTGGTTTCGGCAAGACCCGCACCGGCGCCGAGTGGGTCCGCGCCCTGGCCGAGGGTCAGCGCGCTGGTCGCATCGCCCTGGTGGGCGAGACCGCGAGCGACGCCCGCTACGTGATGGTGGAGGGGGAGAGCGGGCTTCTGGCCTGCTGCCCGCCCTGGGCCCGGCCGCTCTACGAGCCGTCGAAGCGGCGGGTGACCTGGCCGAACGGGGCGATGGCGACCTGCTTCTCGGCGGACGATCCGGACCAGCTCCGCGGCCCGCAATTCGATGCCGCCTGGGCCGACGAGATCGCGAAATGGCGCTACGAGGCGGCCTGGGACAACTTGATGCTCGGTCTGCGTCTCGGGCTCGACCCGCGCTGTGTGGCCACGACCACGCCGAAGCCGCGGGCCTGGCTGTCGCGGCTAATGGCCGATCCGCGCACCATGGTGACCCGGGGCGGCACGCGGGAGAACGCGGCCAATCTGGCGCCGGCGTTCCTGGATCAGATCCTGGCGCGCTACGACGGCACCCGCCTGGGCCGCCAGGAGATCGAGGGCGAGTATCTGGTCGACACGCCGGGCGCGCTGTGGACCCGTGGGCTGCTGGCCGCCTCCCGGGCGGACGGAGCGGTGCCGGACCTGGCGCGGATCGTGGTCGCGGTCGATCCGGCGGTGACCAGCGGAGCGGAGTCCGACGAGACCGGGATCGTGGTCGCCGGCCGCGATGCGGCGAACGGTTTCTGGGTGCTGGAGGATCTGACCGCCCGGCTGAGCCCGGATCTCTGGGCGCGGCGGGCGGTGGAGGCCTATGGCCGGCACCGGGCCGACGCGGTGGTCTGCGAGGTGAATCAGGGCGGCGACCTGGTGGCGGCGACCCTGCGCACGGTCGACCCGGCCCTGCCGGTGCGCGCGGTGCGCGCCACCCGCGGCAAGCGCCTGCGGGCCGAGCCGGTCGCCGCCCTCTACGAACAGGGCAAGGTGCGCCATGCCGGTGCCTTCCCCGAGCTGGAGGACCAGATGACGAGCTTCACCGGGGGATCGGGAGAGGCGTCACCGGATCGGCTGGACGCGCTGGTCTGGGCCCTGACCGACCTGATGTCCGGCCCGCTGGCGGCGGAGAGCAGGGAGTTTCTGATCTGAGGTGCCACTCGTGTCTTGCGCCACTTCGCGGATTTGTTCCGGGGCCCACGCCGGGAACGGCAAGGACGGAGATCGTCCTTCTCCGTCCCTTTCTCTGAAGAGTGGGCCCCGGAATAAATCCGGGGAGTGAGGAGAGGTCGCATGGGGAGAGTCCGGACCGGGAGAGGAGAGCCGCATGACCTATGACGAGGCGCGCGCCGCCCTGGAGGGCCTGTTCGCCGGCGGCTGGTCCGCCACGCCGATCGCCTACGAGAACGTCGCCTTCACCCCGCCGGCGGGGCTGGGCCCCTGGATCCGGCTTGCGGTCGAGAGCGGGGAGACGGTGCAGGCGTCGTTCGGCGGTACGCCCAGGCGGTTCCGCAGCACCGGGACCCTGAAGGCGGTCGTCCATGTGGCGAAGGGCACCGGCACCGCCGGAGCCTATCGCCTGTCGGATCAGATCGGCGCGCTGATCGCATCGGCCGCCATCCCCGGCCTCGCCCTGGAAGCGGCGGCCCCGGCGTCGGAGGCCGGCCAGGCGGACGGCCCCTACTTCCGCCTGACCGTCGCCGTCCCGTTCTGGCACGACGACTTCCGCTGACCTATCGGAGATCAAGATGAGACAGCGCGCGAATAGCCCCGCGGTGGCGAGCGGCGAGGCGGATGTCGCCACCCCCTGCTCCGCCTGGCACGCCATGGCCCCGGACTGGGAGCTGATCGGCGACCTGCAGGGCGGCACACGGGCGATGCGGGCGGCGGGCGAACGCTGGCTGCCGCGCGAGCCGCGGGAAAGCCTGGAGGCCTATCGCATCCGGCTGTCGCGCACGGTGCTGTTCAACGGCTTCGGCCGGGCGGTGCAGACCCTGTCGGGCAAGCCCTTCGCCAAACCGGCCAGCCTCGGCGACGGCGCCGATCCCCGCATCCGGGCCCTGTGCCGCGACCTCGATCTCGGCGGCCGCGACCTGACCACCTTCGCCCGCGACGTGCTGCGCGCTGCCCTGACCGACGGGGTGACTCACCTGCTGGTCGACTATCCCGAGGCGCGCGACGGCGTGGAGACCCTGCACGACGAGCGCCGCCGAGGCGCGCGACCGTACTGCGTCCACGTCCCGGCCCGCGATCTGATCGGTTGGCGGGCCGGCGACGGCGGGACGCTGGAGCGGCTGCGCATCCGCGAGACGGTGGTCGAGCGTGCTGGCGCCTGGGGCGAGCGGGTGGTGCCGCAGGTCCGGGTACTGGAGCCCGGCCGCTGGACGGTCTGGCGCAAGCCCGACAGCTCCGAGGATGCGCGCTGGCGCCAGGTAGCGGGCGGGGAGACCAGCCTGGACCGGATCCCGTTCGTCTCGATCTATGCCGGCCGCACCGGCTTCCTGACCGCCCGGCCGCCGCTGATGGACCTGGCCTGGCTCAACCTCGCCCATTGGCAGTCGAGCTCGGACCAGCGGCATATCTTGCATGTGGCCCGCGTGCCGATCCTGTTCGCCCGGAACCTGAAGGTCGGCGAGGACGGGGTCGAGATCGGCCCGAACCGGCTGATCCTGGGCGACGGTGACGCCGCCGACCTGCGCTATGTGGAGCATTCCGGCGCCGCCATCGCCGCCGGCCGCCAGGACCTGGTGGACCTGGAGGACCGCATGGCGGTGATGGGCCTTGACCTGCTGGTCGGCCGCACCGGCGGGGCGACCGCGACCGAACGCGCCATCGACGCCGCCCGCGCCGACAGCGCTTTGGCCGGTCTGGTGCGCGAGGTGGAGGAGGGGCTGACCCGCGCGCTGGGCCTCGCCGCGGAGTGGATGGACTTGCCGCCGGACAGTGCCGGCCGCGTCACCCTCGATCCCGACATGGGGCTCGACGCCCGGGAGGCCCAGGAGGTCGACCTGCTGCTGCGCGCCCGCATCGCCGGCGAGATCGACCGGCCGACCTTCCTCGCCGAGATCCGTCGGCGCGGCATTCTCGCCGACCTCGCCTGAGCTTTCACCGGACGGAGACCGACCGATGCCGCTTCCCGCTTACGTGGACACCTTGGACGCGCTGCCGGAGGCGGTGCGGGCCTTTTACGTGGAGACTGAGGACGGCCGCTGGCGCCTCGACGCCGAGGGGGTGGAGGACGTCTCCGGCCTGAAATCGGCGCTGGAGAAGGAACGGGCCGAGCGCAAGGCGCTGAAGGCCGAACTCGCCGCCCGCGACGGTGTGGAGGAAGAGCCGGTCGAGCCCGACCCCACTCCGCAGCCCGATCCCGAACCGGCACCCCCGGCTCCCGAACCGGACCGCGCCGTCGCCCTGGAAGCCCGGCTCATGGAAGCCGAGGCCCGCGCCGCCATCCAGGCCGCCCATGGGGTGCCGGAACTGCTGCTACCGGTGGTGGCGTCCCACCTCTCGATGGCCGAGGACGGGACCATCGCCGCGATGACGGGCGATGGCACGACCCTGTCTGTGGCCGAGCTGGTGGAGGCCCTGCGCGCCGATCCGGTCTACGGCCGGGCTTTCGACGCCTCGGGCAAGGGCGGCAGCGGTGCGCCGGTCGCCGGTCGCGGCGACGCCGGACCTGTGACGGTCTCCGCCTCCGACCCCCGCGCCGTCGCCCGCCACATCGCCGACATCGCCGCCGGAAGGGTTCGGGTGGCGTAGCGACGGCACGATCCTTCAAGCACCGGCCCGGGCGGCCGGAGCCTGACCCTACGCGCCTTGGCGGGATGCCGGAGCGACCCCCCTTTTTTCCTCATCCCTTCACAAGGAGTTCGTCATGGCGAACAGCCTCTCCGACATCATGCCGAAGATCCTGGCGCGCGGTCTGATGGCCCTGCGCGAGCAGGCGGTCATGCCCCGCCTGGTCAATTCCGACTATTCCTCCGACGCGGCGAAGAAGGGCGACACGATCGACGTGCCGCTGCCCAGCGCCATCGCGGCGACCGACGTCACGCCGTCGAACACTCCGCCGGTGCCGACCTCGCTGGCGGCCAATGTGGTGCAGATCCAGCTCAACAACTGGAAACGCGCCGGGTTCCACATGACCGACCGCGAGGTCATGGAGATCGACCACGACGAGAGCTTCGTGCCAATGCAGATGTCGGAGGCGATCCGGGCGCTCGCCAACGCGGTGAACGCCAGCGTCCATGCCGAGTATGTCGGCATTCCCGGCTATGTGGGCACCGCCGGCGTCACGCCGTTCGGATCCGACGTGACCGACGCGACCCTGGCGCGCAAGCTGCTGAACCGGCAGCTCGCCCCGCGCAGCGACCGCCGCGGCGTGCTCGACTTCGATGCCGAGACCAACGCCCTCGCACTCGCCCAGTTCTCCGACGCGGAGAAGGTCGGCTCGTCCTCGGTGAAGATCGACGGAGAGGTCGGCCGCAAGTTCGGCATCGACTGGTTCGCCGATGACGGCGTGCCGACCCATGTGTCCGGCACCGCGTCGGACGACGGCACCTACACCATCACCACCGGGGCCGGCGGCACGGCGGGCGATACTTCCGTCACGCTGACCTCCGATACCGGCACGCCGACCCTGGTGACGGGCGACGTGATCTCCTTCGCCGGCCACGACCAGACCTATGTGGTGACGGCGGGGACCGGCCTGACTACCGGCAACACGGTGGTCGCGATCGCGCCGGCGCTGAAATCGACGGTCGCCAACGGCGCGTCGGTGACGGTGCGCGAGAGCCACGTGGTCAACCTGGCCTTCCACCGCGACGCCTTCGCGCTGGCCATGCGGCCGCTGTCGGCCGGGCTCGCCGACTTGTCGCTCGGCAATCAGATCCTGGCCATGACCGACGCCCAGACCGGCCTGTCCCTGCGGCTGGAGGTCAGCCGTCAGTACAAGCAGACGGTCTGGGAGTTCGACGTCCTGTGGGGCGTCAAGCTGGTCCGCCCGGAATTGGCCGTGCGCATCGCCGGCTGAGCTTCCCGAAGTCCCTCCCGCCCGGCCGTTCCCCACCGGCCGGGATCCTGCCGGGGCCGGTCCGTTCGCGCGGACCGGCCCCGGCTTTTTTGTGCCCGAGCTTTGCCGAAGGAGATGCCCGTGTCCGATGTCGAGATCCTACCGACGGTCGTGCTCGAGCATGCCCGCACCGGCCAGCCGATCGTCGTGGATCACCGCGACTACATGGCGCGCAAGGACGGCCGCTACGCCGACTGGCGGCTGCTGGGCCAGGGCGACTTCATCGCCCCGCCACCGCTGCCGAGTGAGGAACCGCGCGCACCCGTGCCGCCGGCGAGTCCCGCCGCCTGTCCCACGAAAACCCGCAAGCGCCGCCGTCGGCGGCAGCGAAGCTGATCGGAGGCCGACCATGACCGTCACCGCCGGAACCGACGTCTATACGAGCCTCGCCGAGGCCGATGCCTATTTCGCCGCCCGCGCTGTCGCCGACTGGGCGGACGCGACCGTGGCCGAGCGCGAGGCGGGCCTGCTGCGGGCCACCGCCTATCTCGACGGCCGCTATCGCTGGATCGGCACGCGGGCCGTCGGCGAACAACCGCTCGGCTGGCCTCGCCTGGGGGCGACCGACGCGGAGGGCCGCACCCATACGGGCATCCCCGCAGCGGTAAGGCACGCCTGCGCCGAACTGGCCTGGATCGCCCTGTCCTACGAACTGGCTCCCCAGGTCGAGCGCGGCGGGCGGGTCCTGTCCGAGCGGGTCGGATCGGTGGAGGTGAGCTATGCCGAGACCGCGCCGGTGGGCAGGGCCTATCCCTTCATCGACCTGCTGCTGGCCGGTCTCGTGCGGTCGGCGGCGGCCGCCGCGGTGATCCGGGCATGACCCGGCTCGGCGACACGCTGCGGCCGATGGTGGCCGGGCTGATCGAGCGGGCCGGCGCGCCCATGACCCTGCGCCGGGCCGGTGTCCCGAGCTATGACCCGACGGCCGGCGCTGTCACCGAATCCACCGTGGACGTGGCGTTGAGCGGCGTTCTGGAAGAAGTGGAAACCGGCCATGCCGACGGCGTGGTGCGCCGGGGCGACCGGCTCGTCACCGTCGCCGCGGAATCCCTAAGAACCAATGGTCTGCAGATCGACCCGGCGCCGGGCGACGATCTGGTGATCGGCGGCGACCTGCACCGTGTGGTGTCGGTCACCGCCACCTATGCCGGCGCCAAGCCGGCGGTGTTCCGCCTGCACGTCCGCCGCTGATCCATCCCCCCTGTCTAATCCCATGTCGAAGGAGACGGCACCATGGCCGACACCAGTCGCGCACAGCTCTACAGCCTGAAGGAGTCGGTCTGGGGCACCACCCCGGCCTCGGCGATGACGCAGCTTCGCTATACGTCCGAGAGCCTCGGCTACAACATCAGCAACGTGACCAGTAACGAGGTCCGCTCCGACCGTCAGATCGTCGACCTGATCCAGGTCGGGGCCGAGGCCTCGGGCAACGTGGATTTCGAGCTGAGCTACGGCGCTCATGACGCCTTCCTGGCGGGGGCGCTGTTCTCGGACTGGGGCACCCCGGTGGCGGTCTCGGTCGCCGACGACATCGCCGCCTCCAATGCCGGCAGCGCCTTCACCGGCACGGTCACGGATTTCACCGGGGCCGGGATCGTCGTCGGGCAGTGGCTGCGGGTGACCGGCTTCGCCGCGTCGTCGGGCGCCAATAACGGTTACTACCAGGTCACCAGCGTGGCGGCGAACAGCCTCGGCGTCTCGCCGGCGCCCGTGGCGGACGAGGCGGCGGCCGGACTGACCGTCGACATGATCGGCTCGGTCCTGCGCAACGGGGTGACGGAAAGCTCCTTCACCCTGGAGAAGGCCTTCACCGATGTGGGCAAGTTCATCGCCTTCACCGGCATGGTCGCCAACACCCTGAGCCTCGACATCCAGACCGGCCAGGTGCTGCGCGGATCGGCCACCTTCATGGGCAAGGCGGCGACCATCGCCGACGCTACCGTCGGCACCGGTGCCGCCCAGGCCGCGCCGGTCAACGACGTGATGAACGCGGTCTCCAATATCGGCGAGGTGCGCGAGGCGGGGGTGGTGCTGGCGGGTACGGTCCTGCGCGCGCTCTCGGTGCGGGTCGCCAACGGGCTGCGCGGCATCCAGGCGGTGGGCGCGCTCGGCAACGTCGATATCGGCGCCGGCCGCTGCACCGTGACCGGCAGCGTGTCGATCTATTTCTCCGACGGTGCCTGGTACCAGAAGTACCTGGCCGGGACCGAAACCTCCCTGTCCTTCCGCGTCCAGGACGGCGACGGCAACGCCTATGTGGTCAGCCTTCCCAAGGTGAAGCTGACCGGCGGGCGGGTCCAGGCCGGCGGCAACGACCGCGACGTGATGGCCGATTTCGACTTCCAGGCCCTGCGCGATCCCGACACCGACTGCAGCATCCAGATCGACCGGTTCGCCGCCTGACACCAGAGACCCCAAGGAGACGACCCATGGACCTGAGCCGTTTCAAGACCGACACCGCGCGTGAGGACGAGGGCGTGTGGACCACCATCGACGCCTCCTCCGATGCCCAGATCCGTCTGGCACGGATCGGCAACCGCCGCTATCGCGAGGCCATGGCCCGGCGCCTGAAGCCCTATCGGCGGGCGCTGCGGGCGGGCTCGCTGGACGAGTCCGTGACCGAGCGGATCACCGCCGAGGTGCTGGCCGAGACCGTGCTGCTCGACTGGCGCGGGCTGACCGCCGGCGACGCGCCGCTGCCCTACAGCCGCGAGACGGCCTGCGATCTGCTGCTGAACCCGGCCTATCGCGACTTCCGCGATCTGGTCGTGGAACTGGCGGGCGAACTGGACCTGTACCGGGAGCGCGACCTGGAGGATGCGGAAAAAAACTCCGCGACGTCGTGCGGTGGCAGTTCGACTGGGGCGACCGGGTCGACTTCCTGAAGACGCTGGCGGCCCAGTCCGGCCGGGAGCCGGCGGCGCTGGCCGACCGGCCGGAACTCTACGAGGACCTGTACGAGGTGGCGGAAGCCTTCGCCACCCTATCGGCCAGCCGGAGCCTGTCCATGGGGCTCGGCGGGGCGGTCGCAAATCCCATCGCCCTGGCCGAAATCGACGCCTATTGCCGGCTCGCCGGGATCACGGATACGGCCGAGTTCTACCGGCTGATCCGGGCGATGGACGGCGCCTATCTGGAACGCGTCCGGGCCCGGCGGGCCGATGGAGCCGCGGCCCCGCGTCCTCATGATTCGACGTCTTCCTGATCCCGCAATCAACTGACCTTGGAGCCGGCGATGCTGCTGGATGCCGCGAACAGATCGGGTGCCTGGGTGCGTGGCGAGCACCTGGACCAGGTGAACGCCTCCCTGCGCGCGCTCGCCGAGGCGGCGGTGCGGGCGGAAGGCGCCTTCGCCCGGCTGGTGGCGCAGGTCGCGACGCCGGCGGCCCTGCCGGAAACCGGATGCGCTCTCCAGGGGCTGGTGGACGACGTGGTGCGCGGGATCGGCTTCGCGGGCGACCGCCTGAGCGAGGGCATCCTGCGGGGCAACGAGCGGGCCGCCGACCGCTCCGTGGCGGTGTGGGATCGCTTCGGCGACCGCATGATCCGGATGTTCGGCAATCTGTTCGAGCAGGTCGCCCGGGACGGCGAGATCAGCTTTTCCTCCCTGTTCCGCTCCATCGTTCCCATCGCCACGGCCGTGTTCCGTCAGCTCGGCGTGCTTGGTGGGGGTGGCGGGCTCGGGTTCGATCTGTCGGGCCTGCTGGGCGGAAGCGGCGGCGGTCCGAGCCTCGGCTCGCTGCTTGGCGCCGGCTCCTCGCTGATCGGCCTGGCGACCGGCGGCGGACCGTTCGGCGGGATCTTCGGCGGCACTTTCGGCGGTAGCCTTGGCGTCCTGGGGGCCGCGAGCCCCTATATCGCCGGGGCGCTGACTCTGGCGCAGGTTCTGGGGCCGGCGCTCTTCGCCCCGTCTCCCTCGGTCGGTCCGACCACCGTCGCCCGGGTCTCGCCCGATACCGGCGAGGCGGTCTATTCCGCCGACAACGGAGGCGATCCTTCGGCCCTGGTCGACACCGTCGATGCCATCTTCGCCGGGATCGAGCGCGTGCAGTCCCGCTTCGGCGGCGTGCTCAACGGCAACGGCTTCGATATCGGCTATTTCCCCAACCCCGAGGACGGATCGGGCCAGACCGGCGGCTACAACTTCAAGGCCATCATCGGCGCCCAGGCGGAGGACGCGGACCGGTTCCGCGGCCTCACCGAGGCCGAGCTGGTCGCCGAGGCGGTGAAGTTCATCGTCCGCGAGGGGCTGGAGGGTATCGACGCGCCCGACGTCGCCGAAGCGGCGAAGCACTCCGTGGCCGACAGCCTGGAAGCGCTGTTCGACGACCTGATCTTCGCCGAACGCTTCGGCGCCCTGCGCGACGCACTCTCCGAGGCCGGCGACGGGGTCGATGCCTATACGGTCGCGCTGCAGCGCCAGCGGCTCGGGATCCAGGAGACCGGACGCACCCTGGCCACCGACGGAGTGGAGGCGATCCGCACGTTCCTGGACCGGGCGATGAGTCTGTTTCCGGGCGAGGAAGCTCTGTCTTCGCAAGATGGCTCGGCCGGGGACGATGGGGTCGGAATCGGCGCCCCGGTTCCCGATGCCGGCACGACCCTTCTGTATGAGCAGGACGAGGGGTCACCTCGGTTCCAGCCGGGCGTCACCGGTGTCTACGACGAGACGGAGAACACGCTTGTCGGCCTCGGCGTCGCCGGCCGGACCCTGACCTTCGCCGGTGGGGAGCGTACCGACGAGGGGCGGCCGTATGGCGATCAGACACTGTCCGACGGCATGATCGAGGTCGTCGGGGGCGCGGTCTCGATTGCCGACGAGGCCCTGCGGGATCTGGTGGCCACCGCCTCCGACCTCGGTCAGGCGGTGGAGCGGACCACCGAGCGGTCCCAGGCGTATCTCGACAACCAGCAGCGGGTGCGCGACGCTTTCGCCATCGCCGCGGCGGATGTGGATGGCCTGATCGAGACGATTGCCGGCGGTTTCGAGCTGGAGACGATCGGGCCGTTCGAGGAGCGCCTGATCGCCGGCACGGCGGCCATCGGCCAGTTGCAGGGCGAGCTGGAACGGATAAACGAGGACATCGCCGAGGCCACACGGGTATTTCCGGATCTGGGTGTCGCCGCCATCGACGTGGCCGAAAAGGTGGCCGAGGCCACCGCTCTGCTGACGGCGCAGCTTCGCTCCGACTACACGGATCAGGTGGCCCGCGAACTGCGCGAGGCGCGCGGGCTTGGGGCGGTCGACGGCGTGGCGGTGCTGAGCCGGGAGTATCAGGATCGCCGTGCCGACGGAGAGGCGATCGGCATCACAGATTTCTCGGAACTGGAAGCGCTGTACCGGGAGCGGCTGCTCGCCCTGCTGGACGGCAGCGACGACCTGGCCGGGGTCCTGGATCAGCTCGGCGCCTCGTTCTCCGATCTGCAGGCATCCGGTTCGCTGCTGCCGGAGGTGCTCGCCGAGCTGAGCGACTCCTTCACCGAAGAGTTGGAGCGAGACGCGCGGTCCGCCGCCGGGCTGGGTATCGTCGACGGCGTCGCCGACCGGCTCACCGAGTATGACGACCGGCGATCGGTCGGCGAGGCGATGGGACTGACCGACCTATCGGATCTCGACGCCGTCCTGCGCGATCAGCTCTCCGATCTGTTCAGCCCCGACGTCCTCGATCTGGATGCCATCGAGGCGGTGCGGACGGCCTTCGCCGACAATACGCTGGTCATGGAGGTCCTGACCGACGCCCTGGAGCAGAGCCGCGAGGCCGCCAACGACAACGTGACGACGCAGTTCTCGGTGGCCGACGCCACGCGGCTGGCCAACCGGGAACTCGCCGCTCAGATCGACGAACAGGAGCGGCTCGCCCTCACCGCCGAGCGGGTCATCGACAGCATCGCCGACACGCGGCGCCGCATCACCCTCGACCCGAACCTGTCGACACTGTCGCCCCAGCAGCAGCTCGACGAGGCGCGCAGCTTCTTCGAGACCCTCGCCGCAAGGGCGGCGGAGGGCGACCAGGAGGCCCAGTTCGACCTGGGCGGGGCGGCCGAGGACTATCTGCGGCTGGCGCGCGATTTCTATGCCAGCAACGAGGACTACGCCCGGATCTTCGCCACGGTGGATGGCGCCCTGGGGGAAACCCGGAACGTGGCGGAGCGACAGCTCGATGTCGCCCAGGCGCAGCTCGAGGAGTTGCGGACCATCGCCCGCGGCTTCTCCGGCGATCTGGGCGGCCTACCCAATCCGAACGCGAATTTTGGTCAGGCACCGACCCGCAACCGGATCATTGCCCAACTCACCGGCTATGCCGGGGATTTCGGGTCCGGACAGTTCGGCGCCTTTCGAGCCGGGCTCTCCGACGAGATCAACCGGATCGTCGATCTGCTGGACCAGACCATTCCCTTCGCGGCAGGCGGCATCATGACGGCGCGCGGCTCGCTTCCCCTGACCCGCTATGCCGTCGGCGGTGTGGCGGACAGTCCACAGCTCGCCCTGTTCGGCGAGGGCCGGCTGCCCGAGGCCTTCGTGCCGCTGCCGGACGGCCGATCCATTCCGGTCACCATCGCGGCACCGGCGAACGATCGACCGGCGGTCGCCGGCGGTGAAGACGGCATCGCCGATCTGATCAGCGAGACGCGCCGCATGACCGCGGCGGTGACGGCGATGCGGGCCGACAACGCCGCATTGCGCCGAGGTCTGGAGCGGGTGGTCGCGGCATCCCGCGGCCCGGGCAGGGCGGCATGAGCGCCTTCGACGACCTGATCGCCGACCCGCTGGCCCGGCGGCGCTACCTGGTGATCCTGGAACCCTACGACCCGGCGCTGGAGACCACGGCGCCGCATTACTTCAGCGATGACGGCTTCGTCACCGGCCGGACCGACACGCCGGCCGACACCTATTTCGCCCCGCGGCTGCTGGCGGCCCTGAACTTCGAGCGCCAGCTCTTCGCCGGCGGCCAGCTTTCCGGCCGCTCGGTGCCGGGGGCCGGGACCCTGTTGCTCAACAACGCCGACGGCCTGCTGGACCCGATGACCGCCCTGGCCTTCGACGGGCGGCGGGTTCGGGTGCTGCTGGGGGGCGAGGACTTCGTCTATTCCGAGTTCGAGACGATCTTCGACGGTACGGCAGACGGGGCCGAGTTCGACGATATCAGTGTGACGGTGCGGCTGCGCGACCTGCAGTCCCGCTTCGAGGCCGGGATCGAGCGCGGCACCTATGGCGGCACCGGCGGGCTCGACGGCCGGATCGGCCTGAAGGATCGCGAGAAGCCGCTCGCCTTCGGGCGTGTCTATCACGTCCCGGCCGTGCTCGTGGATCCGGCGACCCTGACCTATCAGGTCCATGACGGCGCCATCGAGGACGTGGACGCGGTCTATGATGCCGGCCTGGCCCTGACCCGGGTGGGCGGCGCTCCGTCGGCAGGGCAGTTCAGCGTCGATACCGCCGCCGGCACCTTCCGGCTGGGGGCGTCGGCAGCCGGGACCGTCACAGCGGATGTGCGCGGCGACAAGGCCGGCGGAGTCTACGTGGAAACGGTGGCCGGCCTGATCGCACGTCTTGTCACAACCCGGACCCTGACCGAGGACCCGATACCGATCGATGCCGCCGGCTTCGCGGCCTTCGCCGCCGCCCATGACGACCGCGTGGGCGTGTGGGTTCGCGAGGGCAGCACCATGGGTGAGATCCTGGACGCCCTGGCCGATAGCGTCGGCGCCCATTATGGCTTCAACCGCGCCGGGCGCATGACCATCGGCCGGGTGGAGGCGCCTGGCGAAACGCCGGTGGCGGCCTATTACGACTTCCATGTGCTGGACCTCGAACGGCTCGCCGTCGCCCGCCCTGTGTGGCGCCAGAGCGTCGAGTATCGGCGCTATTGGCAACCGTTGGACGCGGCCTTCGTCGCCGGTGCGGTGGGTGAGGAGGCAAGGGCGGATCTGGCCGAACCGGTGCGCGTCGAGGCCGCCGCCGATCCCGCCCTGCGCATCCGCCACCCGCTGTCAGAGGAGGCGGTGGTAGCCACTCTGCTAACCGAGGCGGCGTCCGCCGAGGACGAAGCGGCCCGGCTGCTGTCGATCTTCGGAGCCGGGCGGGTGGCGTTCCGGGTGCTGCTCAAGACCCAGCCTTTCGCGCTGGAACTCGGGCAGACCGTGCGGCTGACCTATCCCCGCCATGGGCTGGCGGAGGGGCGCAATCTGGTGGTTGTCGGCATGGTCGAGGATTCGGCTGTGAACGAGATCACCCTCGACCTTTGGGGCTAGGAACACGATGGCCAGCATCCTGATCTCGTATCGAAATCATGTGGACGCGGCGACCCTGTCCGGTGGGTCGTGGAGCGGGACGCTGCCGGTGTCCAACCTGGCGGACCGGCAGCCTTCCCGGATTGCCCGCACCTCCGGAACCGATCCGGCGGGAACCGTGGTGACGGTCGATTTCGGAGCGCGCCAACTGGTGCGCTTCGTCGCCCTGATCCACCACAACCTCACCCAATCGGGCCGCTGGCGGATCCGACTCGGCAATGCGCCGGACCTCTCCGCGCCGCTGCATGACACCGGCAATTTCGACATCTGGCCCGCCGCCTTCCCGTTCGGCGTAGGCGCATGGGGCGAATTCAACTGGGGTGGCCGGTTCGACCCCGACGAGGTGGAGACCTACGGCGCCCAGGCGATCCATGCCATCGACCAGCCGGTCCGGGCGCGCTACCTGCGCCTTGACCTGGCCGACCCGGTGAACCCGGCGGGGTTTCTACAGGCCGGCCGGTTGGTGGCCGGGCCGGCCTGGCAACCCTCGGTGAATTTCCAGTACGGCTGGTCGATCGAGCAGGTCGACGAAAGCGAGATAAAGCGCTCCCGGGGCGGCCAGGTATTCGTGAACGCCCGGCCCCGGTTCCGGCGCCTTCGGTTCGTCATCGACCATCTGGAGAAGGACGAGATGTTCGGTCACGCCTACGAGTTGGAGCGGCTCAAGGGAAAGGGCGGCGACATCATGGTCATCGCCGACCCCGAGGACCGGACCCACGCCCATCGGCACACGCTCTACGGCGCGCTGGCAGAGTCGGCTCCGATCATCAACGGCCAGCCCGGCCGTTACTCCCGGCGCTTCGTCGTCGAGGAACTTCTCTGACCGTCGTGCCACCCGATACCGCGAATAGAGGAGCAGTTCATGGCCTGGAGCGTGACCATCGCCGGACGGACCTATACCCAGGAAAATGTGGAGGGCAACGCCTATGCCGACGAGGATAACGGCCTGCCCGCGATTCTCCGGTCGATGGCGGAATCGTCGGCGTTGATCTCCGGCATCTACGCGACGTCCTCCACCGGACATTTCGTGGAGACCGGCAACACGACGCTGACGACGCACCAGGACGCCTCGTCCATCTTCCTGCCGGTCGGGACGATGGTTCGGGTGGCGAGTGCAAGCGACCTTACTGTCTATCTTATTGGTGTCGTCACCTCATTCGTAGGACACAGCTTACAGTTAGACGTAACGATTGCGTCTCAGGGTGGGTATGCGAATGACTGGGTCGTGGGCCATCCATCTACGGTAGTGCGCAGCCTGCTGTTAGACCCTGCACCAAGCCTGAACGCGGACTTGGACGCACGCAATTTCGCCATCCTAAACGCCTCAAATCTGGAGAGCTATGCCGTGACACTCGGGTCGGCGTACGCGCTCAGTCAGTAGGCGTCATCGACGCCGTTCATCCCCTTCCTCAATTCATCCGGAGGACCCAGCGATGGCCCTGACCAACACGCCTGCCTGGCCACAGATGCCGCGATATCAGACGGCCGGAGTGGCGACGGCGAATTCCGCGACGGACGGTTCCGGCACCATCACCGCCCTGCTCGCCGCCGGCGTCAACGGAACGCGCATCACCGGCCTGTATGCCGGGGCATCGGCTACGGTCACGACGACCACCGTCCGCTTCTTCGTCTCCCATAACGCCGGATCGAACTGGACCTATCTGCCGCACCTTGAGGCCCTGATTCCGGCGCATACACTGACCGCGACCACCGTCAATGGCGGGCGGGTCACCGTGATCGATCAGAACGATCCGGTGGATCTGTTCGACCTGCCACCCGATGCGGTGCTGGGGTTCGCCATCGCGGTGAGTATCGTCGGCGGACAGGTGATCGCGGTCGCTATGGGAGCGGACTATTGATGACATCCCCGTCTTCCCGTCCCGTGGCGGGGCCGGCCGGTGATTGCCTCGCTCCGCTTGGTGGCAAGCCGCCACGCCCTGTCGGACGCCCCTGAGGCTTTTTCCCGATGCCGGACTTTCACCTCGTCGATCCGACGCCTTCCCCGGCGGGGTCCCGCGGGCCGGAAGGGGCGCTGCTGCACTACCGCTTGCGCGACCTTGAGCGGCGCGTTGGCCGGATCGAAGCGTTTCTGCTGGGCGTGCTGTGCACCATCGCCCTCTCCGTTCTCGGCGGGCTGGCGGCCCTGCTCAATCTGCCGAGCCCGTGACAATGCCCGCCAGCGTCAGAGGAGATCCGCCATGAACAGGTTCGAGGCGAGCATCGGTGTTTTCGCCGCTTTGGTTGAGGGGCCGTCGGAGCCGACGAACCCCGGCTGCCGGTCGATGGAGGTGTGGCGATGA